AACAGCATCAACTTCAAAAACTGAACGCTTTGGATAATTGTAAAGAGGCTCAAAGCCGGTCTCTACTTCTTTGAAAATTGCGGGAACAGGCTTGGGATAAGGCGCATCTATCTGACCAAAACCTGCGAAGACAAGACCTGAAACAACAGGTCGGTCTTTATCGTGAGCGGTATCTATTAGAGCATCAAATTCCCTGATGCCTAATTGCTCATCTGAGTCAATCATTAAAAGCCAGTCGCTCTTTGTCTTATCTAAGAACTGTGTGACGACTCTGTTTCTTTGCTTAGAAAGAAGCCCTGAGCCTTTGATTCTGATAAAGGATTCAAAGCGTTCGCCTCTGTTTTGCACTAACTGAATCAGCGTAAAGGCAAAGGCTCCGTTGACCATTCCTGAATCGCAGACACCAACGCTGACTTTGTGACTTGCTTTCATAGTTCCCCCGAACTTTAGGAAGTAAGAGAGCGAACAAGTCGGGGGAGTCTTGCCCGCTCTCTTACAGTATTTAGTTTTGCCTTCGACTAGAAGGTTGGAGCAGTTAGACCAGTTCCAGAGATAATGGAGTTTGCCTTTGGATAACGACCTGCGGTGAATGCAGAGTATCCATAAACAACGGTCTTGATTGTCAAGCTGCCAGCGCCAGTCGCATCGTAACGAAGAGCGAATGGTGAGCCTGGTTGCTCCCATAGATGATTCTCGCCTGCGGTGATGCAGTAGATTTCATCCTGATTTGTTCCGGTTCCGTAAGTTGTGCCGATGTTTGCATCGGTGATGATTGGAAGGCCAAGCATCTGATAACCGGAGTTTCCGTAACCTGCAACGCCTGTTCCGGTTCCAACTGCGTTCATTGGGCCGCCTGCGGCTGGCACAACGAGTGGGCGGTTCTGACCGTCAACTGCTGCAAGGAAGAAAGCCAAACGGCGTGGGTGCATCAACCAATGTGTTGGATTGACGAACGCGTTTGTCTGAATCTGTTGAATTGCATCGGCGAGTTTTGGATAAAGAAGTGCAACTGTTGGAGCAGTTGAAGTGAAGCTAACTGCGTTTCCGCCTGCACCACGGAGACCTACTGGTTCTCCGCTTGATCCTGATCCAGTAATTAACAACTGATCGAGCTTTGTCTGCCAAGCACGAATCAAATCAGCAACAACGAAGGCATCAATGCCTGAGCCGCGCTCGATTGCTTGACGAGATACATCTTGCTGACCTGCAACGGTGACGACATCGATTGTTAGCAATGTGTCATCCATATCTGTTTCAGATACGCCGTTGTTCTGTGGGTCTTGTGCTGCTGCTGAAGAACCAGTTGTTCCACGAGAAATGTTTAGAGTCATTCCTGCTTGTGGAAGCGTGTGCTTGGTTGTTCCAAAGTCAGCATATGGGCGACCTGCGCGAGCCAAAGGTGCTGCGAGATCGACGAGATACTGAGGAATTACGAGACCAGCGAATGCGGAAGTTCCGACATCACGGCGCTCGATTTCCTCTTCGCGCTGATGGCGAGCGAGGCGCTCTTGTGCTGAGTAGTCAGACTTAAACTGTGCATTGTAGGCATCCATAATGAATGAATTGCCGGACTCTTGTGTGTAGGTGCGAGCTTCGCGTGTAACAGTTGTTACGGAAGGAGTCGCAACAGAAGCAACGCTCTTTCGAGCCTCTTCTGCCTTCTTGTCGGCTGCTGCTTGAGCAGTCAACTTTTCGATTTTGTCATCGAGTGTGCGTGATTCAGCGACGAGGGCTTCAACCTTCTCGGTTTCCTCGGCAGTTAAATCTGTGCGGTTTTCTTTGGCTACTGCCTCAAGAACTGCATCCATTTCTGCCTTTACTGCATCACGGCGCTCAATTACTTTGTCAAGAAATGACATTTTATTTTTGCTCCTTGATAGGTTGGTTTGAAAATCGAGGTGGTGGCGATGAGTTTCTCGGCGCTTTAAGGGTGAGAGTCTCGCTCCGACTTCGTGAATCTGTCAGATTACTGACAGAAAACTAGAGATTGTTTCTTAATGCTTTGGCAAGACGAAGTGAAATCTTGCGACTTGTGGATTCTTCCATTTCGACATCTTCTGAAGAATCAGGGCTTTCGGTGTCTAGGTCGTCACCGTCAACTTCGTTTTCTTCTTCCTCGCCATTTTCGCCAAGTAGAAGAGCCATCATTTGAACTGATTTCATTATGTATTCGTGACCTTCTTCTAGGTCATCAAAAATACTTTGAAGGATGGCAAGGCTTTCGCCGGTAACTTCACGGCCTTCCTTGACTGCCTGAATTGCGCTTCTTAAAGCCTCACGAGCCATCACCGATGTTGTTGGATAGGCAGGATAAGTGACCATTGAAACATCGCCATCGGCAAGAGAAACTTCTGTCAGGACTCGTGTGCTTCTATCATCGCTCCACTTTTGACGAATGACACGGAAAGCGAAACTCATTTGGTCAACATCTCCACGCTCGACAAGGGTGTAAATGTCGCGGGCTTCTTGGGTGTTTGCCAACTCTGCTTCAAAGTAAAGACCCTTCTCATCTTCACGCAGAACAAGAGTGTTGTTCTTGGTTCGAGCCAATGGCAAACCTTCGTGATTGATAAGCAAGCGAACATCGGGTGTTTCGCTCAAGGTCTTGCGGAATGCGCCAGGTGCAATGCTCTCTCTGAAAGGTAGCGGAAGGCTTGGATCATTGAAGACCGCAGCATAACCGGCGAGTTTCATCGATCCGTCTTCGGAACGAGCCTCGACATTTCGCACATTGTAAGTGCGGCGTTCGATTTTTTTCATCTTACTCCTTGAATTGGCCTCAGCATCTAGGGCATCAATCTTGCGTTGCGCCCAGTTCTGCGCTCTGTCACTAAAGTTGGAATCCCCGCCCCACAAGAGCCAAGCAACTAAACCTGGGCCTGGATATTGTGAGTCAGATGGATCGGAGTTCTTCGGTGCTTGTCCGTCAACTTTATGACGAGCGAACCACGGTGCCATCTTTCGGACTTTGTTTTCACTTACTCGACCGGCAGCCATTTCGCGAGCTTCTCGCTTTGTGCCTTCGGTCAGTCCATCTCCCCCAAAACCTTCACGCAAGTATTCAAGACCGCGAGCAGCGTTGTCGCGGATAAATTGCGGAACGGTCAAATCTACCTGTCGAACTTCTCCACCTGGTTCTAATCCTTCATCAATAGAAACTGCAACCATCTGATCGATTGCATCTTGCTTGTTATCGTGGCAACCGATGGTCTCATAACCGCCGTCAGCATCTTCCTTGACGGTTGCCCAACCTTGACAGTCGGGTTGTTCGTTTGAGATGAAATAGGGCATCGGCTTTCCTAGATTAGAAGGAGAACTTCGTTATCGTCTTGAATGATTGAAAAGTCAATGCGCGAGATGGCATTGGCTTTGATTCCTTTTAAGCTCGCCTGTGCCATCGCCTGCGCGATGATTGGCTCAACTTGAGGAACTTCAACCTGTGGGAAATTTGGTTGAACATAATTTGGCGAACCAGCCTGACCGATACCAAACTCCGGTGTCGGCGGTGTCGGTGGCGTTGGGATTGTGTTCGCCTCTGCAACCAATGAACCGAAGGAGGATGTTGCGGTTGCAAAGGTTGTTCTGACTGCGGCTGCGGTAGCAGTCACTTCCCCAAGAAGTGCAGAGGCGACCACAAGATTTTCGACTTCGGCAGTTGCGCTTGCGCTTACGCTTCCGAAGTTTGATGATCCACTAGCAACAGGGCCGAGCAAGTCAACATCAAGTTGCCCTGTGCCAAGAATCAACCCTGGCATATTAGCTCGCTATTGTTAGTGAAACTGTTAAAGAGCCACTAGGGATAACATAAGTATCGCCAGCAGTATAGGCATTACCAGTAATACTGCCACTAAATAAAAAGTTGCCAGTAGTAAGAGAATCCCAAGCAGTAAAGAAAGTGGCATCTTCGCTGCCCGAAATATTTGTCCAAGTGATGTCAGCATCGCTCGTGAGAGTGCCAGCAGAAGCCGCACCGAAGGATGCAGATTTACGAGTCGTTTCGGTGGCGGGATTTGATGTGCCATTTGCTCCAGGGTCTCCGATGTGAAGTTTGATGAAAACAGTTCCCACCGAGAAACTTGAAGCATTACCTACTGCATCAAGAAGTTCGTCTGCTAAGTATGAGGAAATTCCGGTCGCCATTATTCGCCCTCCATAAATTCTTCGATGACTTCAACGATTCGACCGAGTTCATCGCGCTTGACGACTTTGCGAACTAACTTGCGTTCAATCGTATTGGTGACTTCTACCTTTGGAGCCTCGACATTGACGGTCGGAGAAGCAACTTCAACTTGAGGTGCTTCAACCATCACAACTGGTTGCTCAACATTTACAGTTGGAGCAGCGACATTCACAGTCGGTTCAGGAACCTGAACAACCATTTGAGCATCTCTTCTCTCACGAACATCATAAACGCTTTCAGGGTCGTTCGGATCGATGGTTGAAATCTGTTGTAGTTGTGATGAAGGTAAGCCGGTATGAGCCATTGCAGGCAAGCCAACGGCAGCAAGAACGGCAGAAGGATCGAAGCCAACCTGAACAAGTTGAGCGGCGATTTCTGTGCGTAACTTTAAGCCAACATCCTTGGCATCAGCAGCATCGATGTTCTGTAATGGAACACGGAACTGATCGCCGGCTTCGCCAAGCGGCGCAAGGTCTTCGACCGAGCGAACATCATTAAGGCTCAAGAAGCC